TGCATTTCCGAAGCAACCGGGAGCGTATAGCCGCCGGAACCCCCCTCACCGGATGAGCCATAGGAGAATACCAGCATTTTGTCATCCGGTTCATAGGCAATGGCCATCTGGTTCCTTATTAAATAACCTGTCTGATTTTTCAGTTCATCTATTTCTTCCTGTAATTCTTTGATGTTTTTAATAGTTGCTATTGCGGCCTGGTTTACTTCAAGAGATACATTTTCTGCATTTCCCACAGCAGTAACAAGCTGTATGTACATACCAGAAGAGGTGGCGCCATTATACGGCGGCATATAGCAATTTGCAGTGGTTTCTATTGTAACTGCATAAAGGATTTCCCCGTCATCCGGGTCCATAGCGTATAAGCCCAGCGCACGCATATAATAGCCTGCTGACAGCTCTATATTAGTAAATGCTGTATCAATTTTAACAGCGACATTATTTGATCTCGTCACTCTGGAAACAGGGCTTGTCTGTTCCACATTTTCAAGTACTTCCAACGCTTCCAGCTGATCTATTGTATATATTGCACTGGATGCGGAGATTTTTGTAAATCCTACATTTCCCTCCCCAACAAGTATTTTCGCAATCAATGCCTGGCCTTTTCCGGTTATGACCAATTTTGAAAATTCCGCCATTCTTTATTTCTCCTATCTATCATTGCTCACTTCTATATATTCTTCCACCACTATCCCTGAACGGGCCAAATTTATCCCATCTACATGAACCTTTTCATTAAAATCATTTGTAATCAGGAATGTCTCTACAGCACTTGCCCCGCCCGCAATTAACATAGGGCTTTGGTTCTCTATAGTAATTTTATTTTTTGTTACTACTACCATGTTACAGGGGATCATCTCATTAATGGTGTTCTCCAGCTCCTCTACCTGTCCGAACATTTCAAGGGACACCTCAATTTTAATCCCATACTGTTCATATTTTTTGGTAAGGATGAAGTTGTCCTCCCCACAAATTGAAATCAGCCTTTCAAGAAGCATCTTTTCTGTGTATGGCAGGAAACTTATCCACCGGGCCTGAATCCTTGTACGGCGGCTTTCAAGAGTATCTTCCCTTGACGGATATATTCTCAGAATCCTTTCAAACCGTGAAATTCCGTATTCGTCAGCTGTAGCGATAAATTCATTCCGCAAAACCCGGTCGGCGGCATCCCATGTGATGACAAATTCCGGGTCTTCCGCCTCCAGTGCGGCCTTTATCTGCTTATATTCGGCCAGGAATGGCGGTAAATATGAAATAAGGTTTACTTCCCTAATCATGCGCCAGCACCCCCATATAGGGGGACTTCATACGCCCCCAGGGTCAGGTTGCCGGGGCTTCCGTTCAATGTAGTGTCTTGAATATCCACCACCCCCTTAATTGACAGGATACGGTTTTCCACCTGTGATACCCTGACAATGAGGTAGGGAGAGTCAGCCCATGCCTTTCTAAGTTCCAGGAGATATCCGGAAACTGCCTCATCAATAGCCGCCTGTAATTTGTTCCACCCATATCCCACTTCAAAAGTGATGTTGGCTTTCACATAGACTTTAACCCCGTCCACACTTTTAACCGTCACCACATGGCCGATAGGCGCAAGCCCGTAACCGTCTCCGTCATGGCCTGCCGGATCAATTTCATCCTGTACCGTCTTAAGCAGCGTATCTGAAGCAAGCCCGAATTTTGAATCAATGATTGTCAGGAGCACCGTCCCTCCGGTTGTCAGCTTTTTTTCAATAGCTGCAATATAGACGGATGAAAGCCAGGACGCTATCTCCCCGGCAAGTGTCCCGATTATGGATTTATACCATGCCTGGACAGCTTCTCCGGGGATCATATCGAATGGGGAAATGCCCGCATTCCAAACCCGCGTAACCTTTGTTTTCCCCACCCCGGGGATTTTGTTGGTCTTTTCGATATAGTCCGCAACATTTCCGCCGAACGCCTTTTCCTCAAACGAATTGAAATACCGCTCCCGCAAGGCTTCCGTTTCCTCTTCATCCTCGCCCGGTATCAGAAGTTCCGTCAGTTCCGCGGTTTCCAGCCTGTCAATGTAATCAATGGGTATCATAGCCCCAAAATACTGATTTCCGGCTGCCCCGGCTTTCTCACACTGGACTTCCCATCCGTTCCCATCCAATGACCTCCTAAGCACCAGATAATTCATATCCCCGACATTGAAGCGCTTCCCCGCCATATCCAGATTGTCCGGCCTGAATTCGCCGCGCAGGACGGCCTTTGTAGCCGCATTCGGGACAATGCCCCTTTCCTTGCACCGCAGGATCAGGAATTCCCGGCTTGCCGTATCCCCATAGGCTTCCTTCAAAATCGTATCCAACTCAATATATAAAATCTGTAATTCTATAGCCGTGGGGGAATGGGTATCCCAAATCACGGAGCCTTCCCGCTTGTCAAATTTGTCTGATACCCGGTCAAGCATCCTTTGGAGGATCACTTCATAGGTCACATCCTCAAACATCAAAAATTCACCGTCCTTTCTGCCTGCACGTCCCCAAAGATGGTATGTGCGGTAAATGAGATATGCAGAACGCCTTTTTGGGGGAGGTCAGTCTCAAAATTGTCTACGCTGTTGATACGGTCATCCCAAACAAGAGCTTCCCTGATCCGGCGCTTCACTTCCGGTATCACATAGGAAACCGGTTCCCCGAACAGGTCAAGCAATTCAATCCCATAATTCCAGCCATACATGATATATTGATAGCGTTCTGTGTTCACAATCTTATATATGGCCTGTTTCATGGCTTCCAGATTGTCCGTATATCCCCTGATCTGGCTGTTCTCCATATCCATCCTATAAGTTTTCGTTGGCTGTGTGGTGATTTCAAAATCACTTTGAAGAAATCCAGAAGTCCCTGGTATCATCCCATTTCACCTACCCTGTCAATTACAATGTATTTCTGTCCGCCTTGCTGCCTCAAAAGGATCACTTCGTCACCCACTTCAAGGCCGTTGTGGAGCAGGAAATTCTTCCGCCCTTCAATTACATGTCTGTGCGGGGTTTTCTCGTAGTCCGTGAAGGAACCCGTGCTTTCCTTGTGCCTGTGCCGTATCTCGTGGCTTTCACTTTCCCATTGGACAGTTACTTCTGTCATGTGATCCGTCACGTTGCGGCAAAGAACAAGCTGCGCTTCCCCCAGCCTTAATTTCTGTTCCACCAAAATTTCTATAGGGTTCACCCGCGTAACCTTCCCGAAACAGACGTTGACAGGTTTTCCCGCTTCTGTGGCATCCGTGGCAGCTTTTTTTATGGTTTTCAATAATTCATTCGCATCATCCAACGAACTCACCTCCCCGCAATGTTAAATCCATGAAATGGGAATCCAGCTTGAACGTATGCCTGCACTTCTCCACAAGCATGAAATTTTTCAGCTTCATATCCCCAAGGTCAAGGTTCACTACCACCATGGAACCAGCCCGCACCCGTGTATCCCCTAAAGCATTGGTTATTTTCAGGCTGCGGGTTTTGCTGTTATAAAGTTTCAGGAGCGCGTCCGCTTTCGCCTGTCCGTTCTCGCCTTTTGACAGGGTATCAAAATATTGCAGGATCCCCCATTCGTTGATATGCCCCCCGTCCTGTGCAATATAGACTTCCCTTTTCCCTGTTTCCTCGTTGTCATAGGCCAGTTTGATTTTGTTGTAGGTGCTGTTGTCAATGCTGGAACTGTATTCAAAATTCTCCCCGGTTTCTTCGTCAATCATCAGATACCCGGAAACATTGTCACCCACATACATATCACCGATAAATTTCAAAGTCAGCCTGCCAAAATCGTCATAGAGTATATACATATTCCCCAAATTGGTAAGCTCCAGGTCAAGCGCATTTTCAATCATGTCGAAAAGGGAAGTGTTATCTTCCACCCGTGACGGTATGACATAATTTGTGGGGGCGATTTCCCCCACGTTCAAAGAGAAATCAGCCGCCACCATCTGAATGAACTGTGAAGCGGTCTTGTTCTCATAAACATAAGTATCTTTATTATTCAAATATCTTAACTGATCGTAGGCCGTGACCGTAATGATCTGGTCTTTGCTCCGCTTTTTGGTGAACACAAACCCAAAGAAAATGGGCTTGCCATCCACCTTCAGGCGGACGGCTGCCCCTTCCGTAAAATTGATAATGTCATCTTTCACCACATTAAAAGTCAGTTTTCCCGGCGTACTGCGCCGTTCCGTACTCCAATCAATCCCTTCTTTCAGCACCGGGATATACGCTTTTGTGCCGCCCGGGTCGGATATCAAAAGTTCAACCATGTTCAAAGCCCCCTTCATGCCGCGGGGATTGTCAAAACTTGCCCCGGATAGATCAGGTTAGGGTTCCCACCGACCACCCCTTTATTTGCATTGTAGATGATTGTGTACTTTGACCCATTCCCGTAAAACTTTTTAGCAATGTTCCAAAGACAATCACCCTTAACCACCGTATAAGTCTGTGAAGCGGCGGGTGTAGGGGCTTTCTGTGCGGGGCGCGGTTGCTGAACCGCTGCTTTTGGCTTTGCCGCCGCTATTTGAATATTTACCGTTTTTGTCCCGTAATCCCGCCATTGTTTCAGCTTGATTTTTACAGTCAGGTCAAACCCGTCCTTCGCCTGTTCCGTGATTTTGTAATCTTCCATGGATACCTTCATATTCGTGGAAAACAAATCCTTCCCGGACGGCATCACCCGCGAAACTATGAACTGGAAAGGCTTTTTGCCTGTTTTCAAACCCTCGAAATAGTCAAGGAAGTAAGAAGCCCCTTTGAACCCAGCCTTATAGGTTGCAAAGGGGTATTTTACCTGTGGTATGCTGCATTCAAATTCAATGTCCGTCAGCTCCGCTGTTTTCAGGATATTTATTTCGCCTTCATTTATCAGTGTGACGGTTTCATTGGCATTGTTTATTTTTACCTGTAGCTTTGGGGGCGCAATTGGCAACAGGCATTTCCCCAAATAAAAATCATATCCGTTTTTTCCCACTGTTTAATCATGCACCCCTTCCGCCGCTACCGCGATAGCTTCATTCATCTTATCATTCAGGCCGGAAATAACCCCGTCTAAATCCATATCGCCCTTGATTGTGTTGTGGTTGGTCTGTTCCACATGGATTTCCGCGGTTGTGAATCGGTTGATTGCTTCCTGTTCCGCAATGTCCCGCATATACTTCAATTCTTCTTCCGTAATCTCCATGGAGTCCTTGATCGCCCCGGTATTCCCGGCGATATCGTCAACCCCGCTGCCAATCCCGGTTGTCCCGGCGAAAGAGGCCGCATAGTCATCCGGGGACGGTATGCCTGTAGTGCCAAACAGGCTTGACGGGTCAAAATTTGAAATGGCTTCATCAATCCCTTCGCCCACTGAATACCCCTTACTGAAAGCAGCCTCATAATCAACAAATTCCATCCGTTCCACTTGCTCAACCCAGCCTGATTTATCCTTCACTGCCTGCTGCGCCTGCTCAAGCCCGGAATAGAAATTGTCAA